ACACCTACGCCATTGGCGATGTGGTTACGTACGCTGGTGGCTCAGATTCAAATGGTATTGCTTACGTCACTAAAATGACCGCTGACACCTCTTTGCCTCTGGGTGTTATTGTTGGTATTCGTCCTGCTGACCCTGGTGTTAGCTTGCAAGGTTTGGATATTGACCTTGGCAAAATCTATTTGCCACAATCGGCTGGTCTGCGTTACATCTACGTTGTTACTGATCCCCATGTTGTGTTTGAAGCTCAGGCTGATACATACGCATTGGCTGACGTGTTCAAGAACGTTGGTGGTAACTGGACTGCTGCTGACAGCTTGTCTCAATCGTCACCCCAATCTAGCTTGACCATCAAAGCTTCTACTGTTACCGCTTTGGGTTCTAGTGGTTCTTTGGGTCTGCCTTTCACAGTTATTGGTTTGGCTCAACGCCAAGACAATGCTGCTGGTGCTTATGCTAAGGTGAACGTTGTTTTGAACAAGTCGTTCTTCAAGCAAGCCCAAGGTACTGCCTAATCTAATTAACTAAGGAGAAATAACATGGCTGGTGTAATTACTACGGGTTCGCACCCAAAAGCTCTTTGGCCTGGTGTCAAAGCTTGGTGGGGTCAAACCTATAATGAGCATCCTGAAGAGTATGTCAACTTGTTTGACAAAGACACTTCTACTCAAAACTACGAAGAAGACGTTCAACTGACTGGCTTTGGTCTGGTTCCCGTTAAGGAACAAGGCGCTGGCGTTCAGTACGATTCGGAAATCCAAGGCTTCATTACTCGTTATACACACGTTGCTTACGCAATGGGTTATATCGTGACCAAGGAAGAAATGGACGACAACTTGTACGAACAAGTGTCNAAGAAACGTGCTGCAGCTTTGGCTATGTCTTTCCGTCAAACGAAAGAAAACGTTGCTGCTAACGTTTACAACCGTGCTTTCAATNGTACTTATACTGGTGGTGACGGTGTTGCTTTGTGCTCCACTGCTCACCCCAATACCACTGGCGGTACTTTTGCTAACAAGCCTACCGTTGACGTTGACTTGTCTGAAGCAGCTTTGGAAGATGCAGTGATTGCTATCATGGGTCTGCAAAACGACCGTGGTCTGTTGGTTGCTATTCAACCCAAAGACTTGCACATCGCTCGTCAAGAAGTGTTCAATGCTCAACGCATTCTGCACTCTAGCTACCAAACTGGTAATGCCAACAATGACATCAACGTCATCAAGTCTGGCAACTACCTCCCAGGTGGCTTCAAAGTGAACCACTACTTCACCTCGCCTCACGCTTGGTTTATCCGTAACACCATNCCTGGTGGCACTGGTATGAAGTANTACGAACGTCACGCCATCATGTTTGATCAAGACAATGACTTNGACACCCTGAACGTTAAAGCTAAGGGTTACGAACGTTACAGCTTNGGCTGGTCTGATCCTCGTGCTGTGTGGGGTTCTAATGGCCCTTGATTGTTACTAGTAACAACTACCCCCCTTAATTGGGGGGTTTCTTTTATTTAATTGGAGATTTATCATGGGTTACGAAAAGCGCAAAGAAATGGGCCAAAAGCCTGAACCTAAAGTTAAAGCTGAAGGTGAACAAAAGAAAAANATGACTGCAGCCAAAAAGATGACTGCAAAAAAGACTATGACTAAAAAGAAAATGTAAGTAGAATCTAGTCTTCCAATGACGCCCTTAATTGGGCGTTGTTTTATACAACGTCAAAGGAACTTATCATGTCTAATCCTACCCGCCTCTATGCAGGTCTTTCTACTGCATACGTTAACGAGCCTCTGTACTCGTTTCCTTTCCCTGATCCTTTTCACACTGGTAGCACCCAAGTTTTGGGCAGTTCTACCTATGTGAATGACTTCAATACCTTAATTGGTACTGACTACACTGTCACTGGTACTAGCTCTACTTTTGCTTTGACTGCTGGTGTTGGTGGCTTGGCTGTCCTAACTCCTGGTGGTACTACTACAGCTAGTTCTGCTTATAAGAATGGTCAATTCTTTCAGTTTGTAAAAGGCAATCGTGCTTGGTTTACTACTCGTATTCAAGCTTCTGCTGTTGCTGGTAGCGTGTCTTTCTACGTTGGTTTGCAAGCTGGTTCATCTACTAACGATGGATTGTGGTTTGCTAAAGCTGCTTCTTCTACTTCCATCAATTTGGTGTCTACTGTTAACGGTACTTCCACTACTTTGGTAACTGGTGTTGCTACTGCTGCTGCTAATACTTTTGTTGAAGTTGCTTTTTACTACGATGGCACTGACATGATTGTGTTTTCTGGTAGCTCTACTTCTGGCACTGGTCCTGTTGCTCGTATCTCTGCACCTACTATTGGTTCTTCTGGTACTACTCTGACCAATGCTTTGATTGCTCCAGTGTTCCAAATTACTCCTACAGCTACTGACACTTTGACTACTGACTTTGTGTTGGCTTGCCAAGAAGTTCTGCGTTAATCAAAAGTAAACAATAATGCACAAACAAATAGTACATAAAGAAACTGGTGACACTATCACGGTGTCTATTGCTGCCGATGGTGGTAAGAACATTGTGTTACTAGTAACAGGTACTATTGAGCATGAGGATGATTCTGTATTCGATGCTATAGACATCAGTCGGTTATCTGGTAATCCATCTAACATTCGTCTGGACTCAACTGTATTTATGGTTGAGTCTGGATTGAAGGTTATGCTCTCTTATCGCAATCAACCTTACGTTCTTCCTTTGGAAGGTCGTAGCAAGATTGATCTAGGTTGGGTAGGTGGGCTTATTGGTCACGAGATTGATATGGTATTCAAAGGTACAGGATCATTCTTCATTGTGCTAGACATCAGCAAAATGGGAGTATGAAATGTCTGACGTAAAAATTAAGAGTGGCGAACAACCACGTTACTTTGCTTTTAGTGGTGTTAACTCTACTACCGCTACTGGTGCTTCTTCGCCTATCTACAAAGAAAGTCCTTGGAGTACCTTCCAAGCTATTGTGACTGGTACTGGTACTGTTGGTGCTACTGTTGTAATGCAAGGCTCTAACGAGGATGCTACCTACAACGGTACTAACTCTAACTGGGTAACTATCAATACCTTCACGTTGAGTGGTACAACTACCACTACTGATGGATACACATCTGTTAGTACTTGGCGTTATGTTCGTGCTAACGTTACTGCTATCTCGGGTACTAGTGCTACTGTCCAAGTGATTATGGGCGTTTAATAAGGGGTTGGTATGTCCTCAACGACTTTTACAAGTGGGACAGTAATTGCCTCCACTTGGCTTAACGACGTCAATAACGCTGTCTACAACACAGTACCTTCTCAAAGTAGTGCTGCTGGTATTTCCTATGCACCTAGTGGCACAGGCGCAGTAACCACTACGGTTCAAGCTAAGTTGCAGCAAACTGTTAGCGTTAAGGACTTTGGTGCTGTTGGCGATGGTTCTACTGATGACACAGCGGCTATTCAAGCTGCTTTAAATAGTGGTGCTGCTACTATTGTTTTCCCCCCAACATCCAACTATTATAACATTACGTCAGGTTTGTTGGTTAAATCAAATACGACAATTTTTGGATATGGCGCAACTTTAAAAACCACATCATCATCTGTTTTTAATATGCTTTGGGCGGAAGGTACAACTTCTGCATACATAAGTAATGTAAACATTTTTGGCTTGACAGTTATTGGCAACGGGGCATCAACTAACGTCAACGGAAATGGCATTGGTGGAACTTATTGCAATAATTTAACTGTGCGTGATTGCAATGTTCAAAATGTTTGGGGTCAAGGCATATTTTTAGGCGGTGGCGGTATTAACTGCTGTTTTGAAAATAACACTATTTCTGGTGTGTATGGTGATGGCATCCACATTGGAGATCAAACCAGCGGTCAGATTCTTCAATACGTTTATTTGAACAATAATTATATTTATGGTTCTTACGATGATGGCATTGGAATTACCAATGGCGCACACAATGTTTGGGTAACAAACAACACCATTGATGGAACTACTGGTGGTGCTGGTATTGATTTGTCTGGCCCTTACAATGTTGTTTGTCAGGGTAACTATGTTCGTAACTATGGGCAAATTGGTATTCGTGTTGAATACTTTGGTCAAGATGCTTACGACATTCAAATTTTAAACAACACCATTGATAGCCCTCCAGCTAACCAAGCTGCTATCAATTTGTATGGGCCTAATAATACTTCTGTTGCTACTCACCAAAATAACCCAATTACTATCATTGGTAACACGGTTCAAGGAATTTTGGCTAGTGGCACAGAAGGTTTGTTTATTACTGGTGCAAACAATGTTAGAGTTCAGCAAAACTTGTTTAGCGGTGTAACAACTGGTATTACATTGTCAGGTTTGAATCCAACATCATCAGTTGGCCCTGTTCAAAATTGCGACATTAACGACAATACTTTTATTGGATTGGCTACGGCAATCGGATTGTCAAGTGGAAATAACTATTTCAAAACCTTTAATAATCGTTTTGAATCTGTTACAAATTACATTACAACACCTTACACAACGTATGCGCAGCAACCTACTTTGTGGGAAGCTGACTATCAATTTGAAAGTGTTTTCTTTAAAGCCGTTTCATTTACGACAACATCGACAACACTAGCTGAAATTGACGCATCTATCAGATTCCAAGGCTACGCTGGTCAAAGGGTGCAACTTTTTATTTATGCTACTGACACTTCCGGCGCTGGAACTGGAAATTCAACATACACGCTTTACGATACAACCAACAGTCTGACTCTGTTAACTGCTACTGTAAACAATGGCGCAAGCTACGCATGGGTGTCAACTGGGCAAACAATTCTGTCTCAAAGCGGATTGTTAACTGTTCAATTTGGTAGAACTGCATCTGGTGGTTCAACAACCATTAAGAGTGCTTATTTGTTAATTGGTTAATCAATGGCAAATACAAAAATATCAGGATTAAGCTCGGCATCTACCCCATTGTCGGGTAGTGAGATTGTGCCTTTAAACCAGAGTGGAACAACCGACAGCGTATCTGTTGCCAACTTAACTGCTGGTCGTGCTGTTAGTGGTTTGTCGTTTTCGGCGGCAACAATTGGCGCACCTTCAAGCACAAATTTAAGCATCCAAGCCAACGGCACAACTTATATAACTGTGCTTGGTGCTGGCACAAATAATGGATTTGTTGGAATTGCCACAAGTAGCCCTGTTGCTTTGTTAGATGTCAACAACACAAGCGGTGGCACATCTGGTGGCATTCGTATTTATGCGACAGACCAAGCCTACGCACGATTAAACATTCAAAATGCCAATGGTCAAGCATGGCATCTGGTTGCTGGCAATCCTGGTGCAAGCAATACTGGTTTTGCTATTTATGACGCAACTAATTCAGCGACTCGGGCATATTTTGACGCCAGCGGAAACATAACGTTTAATTCTGGAAATCTAGTTCAAGGCACATCAGGTAAAGGCATCAACTTCACAGCCAACACTCCCGCATCGGGGATGACAAGCCAGAATTTGAATTGGTATGAAGAAGGTACTTGGACAGCAACAGATCAAAGCGGTGCTAGCTTAACTTTTACTGCTAACCGAACAGCGACTTACATTCGCATTGGCAGTCAAGTGACCGCTTGGTTTGATATTACTTATCCAGCTAACGCCAGCGGCGCTGCCGCAGTAATATCTTTGCCAATTAAAAACGGCCCAACACATGATGCTTCTGTATGTTGGGGATATATTACCTACGCTACTGCAATAACAGGCGATATTGCGCGTAACCAGTCTTATTTTTACCCTAGCACTCTTGGTGGCGCAAACGTAACCAATGCAGCTCTTTCTGGTGTTCGGATGATTGGCACAGCCATATACACAACGATTTAAGGAAAACAAATGTCTTTGACCAAAGCAAGCTATTCAATGATTACTGGCGCATCACAGAATGTGCTGGACTATGGTGCTGACCCAACTGGAGCAACTGATAGCACAGCGGCTATTGCTGCGGCTATTGCTGTTGGTGGCTGCATTTGGTTTCCTAAAGGCGTTTATAAATGCAACATTACTTTAAGCGGCGCAGAAGGAATTTATTTGCTTGGTGAATCAGAAGGTCAATATGGCACTTCTGGCGCACGATTAATACCTGCCAATACGTCATTGCCAGTTGTTAATATGACAACTGATTGCATTAGTTGCATACTTGAAAATTTTATTATTGATTCAAAACTTGATAGCTCTTATTCAAACACAGGGATTGGTGTGCAGTTATATGCAAGAAGTCCCCATTTCGTTTGGAGATGTGCTGTTCGCCACATTTTTATTCGTGGTTTCCAAGATGGGTTGGTAATTGATTGTGATATAAATGCAAGTGAAGTATTTGATTGCGATTTTCAAGACATAGAATGTGTTGGTATTTCACGTTATTCTTTTAAAACCCGAGGCGTTTATAACCGTTTTGGTAAATTATTTGCTACGCAATGCGGTATTTCTGGCGGTAGTCAACCTACTTCTGATTATGCAATATATCACGATGGTTCTAATTGTTTCTTTGATAGTGTTGTCAGTGATGGTCGTCATTATTGGGCCGGTACAGGTGACTTTGTAGGTGTTGCAGTAATTGAGGCAATTTATGGCGCTGGCGTTGGTTCTGGCTATCCAGCAATGGAATTAACTGGAACTGGATACAATACTTGGGCAAAAGTTCGTATAAATGGCGTGCCAGCGTCTAAGTATTCAATTGGTGTGCGACTTGCTGGAACTGGTCAAACAATAGGTGATATTGTTGTTGAAGGTGCAAACTATCCAACAACACCTGTATTGTTTGCCAATGGGTCAACAGGTATTCTTGGAAACGCTACTCAACCAAGTTCAGCAACTAAAGCGGCTCAACCTGCTGGCTGGAGCTTTACTGGTAGCGTTAGTGACATTATTTCTGGCGCTGGCCCTGCACCTTTCCCATATCTTTTTAAAGATGCTTGGGACGGCACAAGTTTTATTGTTCCTAATGGCGTTTGGAACTTAGTTCTTAATCCCAATGCTTCTCCATTAGCATCTGGTAATTTAACAATGCCTCAGACTAATCCTCCTTTGGATGGTCAAGTGTTGCGTATTTCAACAACCAAAACTATTACGTCTATGACGTTTACAACAACTGGTAGCTATTCTTTCTGGAGCGGTGCAACTATTACGCAATCTTTTTCGGCTGGTGCAGCAGTAGGATTTATTTTCCGAGCAGCCGATAACAAATGGTATCCAAACTAATCATGGCTATCACTTATAAATGGTCAATCCCTAAAATGACGGTGAACAACGCCGCTGACGGTGTTGTAATCTACGCCGATTGGCTATGTGTCGGTACGGATGACGTAAACAATTTGACCGCTGCGGCTGCTGGTACGGCTAAGTTGGGTGAGCCAGCAAACCCGTTTACACCTTATGCAGACTTGCAACCTGAGCAAGTTTTAGCTTGGTGCTTTGAGCCTGTAACTTACACTTTGGTTGATGATATTCGTAACACAACCACTACAATTACGACTAATCTGCAACCAGACACAGAAGCCCAAGTAGCGGGTCAATTAGCTCGTCAACTGGCTGCTATTGCTGCTAACCCACCTCTGCCTTGGATTAAACAGGAAACAACA